CCATCCATAAAATAGAAATACATCAGTTGCGGCCTGCGCCGGTAATGATACACATGTCAGTATAAACGCTAACAACCATTTTTTCATTACACCCTCCCAGCAAAGATGATCTTATTGAAGATGATAGTAGGCTGCAAGGTACTGATTGGAGTACCACTGCCGCCTAATGGCACACTACCGCTAAGTGAAATACCAGTGCCTGCGGCATTGGTGTTACCCGTTGCAGCGCCCGCAGCGTTCACGGTTGTGCCGGTGGGGCCTCCAGTGCCGCCTAACTGGTTGGACCCAGTAATGCTATGAAAATGTGTTGGATCATTAACTACAATGCTTGAGGTAGACAAATTCACATTAGGCAAATTGGCTTGAAGGATAGGAACTGCGGCATTGTCAACGCCACCAGTATTACCTAAAGCTGCGCTGGATAGATGATTGGCAGGGGTACCACCCATATTATCAACACCAGCGGTAACACGGCCACGAGCATCAGGCAGGTTGAACGTAGTGCTACCGTCACCCGTACCAAAAGTAGTTCCTATGACCTGAAACAATTCAGGGTAGCCGGTGCGTGAAATGGCCTGCCCATAGCACAGGAACCAACCCGCTGGTGCTATACTACCAGCAAAATCCTGCACTATCCCAACCGGTGCCAATACTGCACCGTTAAGCTGGCTGATAATGGAGCCATTCTGGCCGGTACCGGCATTGTTTGTGTTGACGGTAAATGCTGCGGTACCGCTGACACTGACACCCCACTGCTTGCTGCCCGGGAAGTAAACGCCGGTCGTAGGGTCAGCCGTAAAGCTGATGGAGGGTGAACCTATTGACCCGTTGCCAAACTTGATGCCGCCAGTGAGTGGTGTCTGCCCATCTGCCGCCACTGAATTGGTCAGAGCATTGGCAATGTCACTAAGGTCACTATTCATCGCTGCCGATGAAATAGTGGTGCCAGGCACGAAGGCTGCCTGTGGCAAGCTATATGTCCCGCTACCATTCCTAGGAATTGGAGGTCTCCCTCATGTGGTATTTATTCCAGCTAGGCATTATTATCTACCTTTGTTACATTTACGCTACCAAACTAACCCCAGATGAAACGCCCGGTCGCATCCTAGCATGGGCAATATTGGTTTCATATGTGGCAACCTGGTTACTCTGTAAACTATATGATCTATTGTTGCGGCTGCGCAATATCCTTACCAAGACGCTGACCTGGGCCAGCCAACAGCGCCGCATAGGTAGCCGCTTGGTTCGTAGGCCAACCGCGCATCCACGCTTGCCCCGGCGCTGACCTGAAGAGCGGACTAAGTGCCTGTGCAGGAGCCTGAGCTAATTCTGGTGCTTTCAACATCAGGCCAAGCGCACTGGCTTCAAGTGCTGGTCCTACCGTGCCCCCCATATAATAATGGATAGGGGCCGCCGCACCTGCTGCTGCCCCTATAGCATGACCTGGGTTAAAGGGTTCGGGAAACGGAACACGCTCCTGAGCTTTCTCTAATTGGCCTAACTCCCTTATATTACTAAGGTTGGGGCGATGGGTACCCCATACCGCATTTTGATCAGCCATGTGTTTGTCAAGAACTTGTGCTAATGCGTTCATACGGGGGTTTTGACTCTGCCCCCAACGCTGGCTGAACCTGAAATAATCGTCAGCGTCGATTCGGCCCTTCTTGTTAGTTACTTTGCCAAGTTCCCCTATTTGATTGGCCATTGCCCTGGCTTGGCCGCCACTGGCACCGGCACTTTGAGCATTAAGCATTGCTTGGCTCAGATCATGATTAAGTGGATTACCAGTTGCTTGCGACGGGATGCGGGTATTTAGCTTACTGTCAATCAGTTCTTTCACGGCTGATCGGTCTGAGGGGTACTGTTCACCCATAGCCATCAACCGTGACCCTCTCTCCTCTGCAATACTGACCGGGAAGCCAGCTCCCCTTAAAGTATTAGCAGCAGCAGTCCGCGCATTTTGAGCTTGCCGCCCCGCACTAGACCAACCACCAGTTGGCAGGCCACCTGGGAGACCGTAGCCAGCAAACGTGCCAATAGCCCTAGCCCATGGAGCAGCTTCAGGGGTTTGCGCCAGTTCCATGGCCTTAGCTGCGGTCTCACCTGTTACAGTACCCCCTACGGATCTCAATGCAGCGGCCATTGCCGCTTCAGGGCCAGCAAGAGCCAATGGCGCAGTACCAACAAGATTGGCTGCCCCGCTCCTAGCAAGATGCTCAGCAAAGTTTTGCGGCGGCTGTTGCTGCCCTGGGGTTAGAGCAAGCCCCCCAACCCCTGGCCATTGTGACTTACCTTGCAAGACCGCTTCTGTTGAATATGGCTGCGCAAACTTTTGGATCTGCTCAGCACCTGGCACCTCTTCACCCCAACCCAAAGCGCCGCTCATGCCTAAGGCCCCTGCTGAACCCATTTTGGCAAGGAATGATGGCGTGCCCAGCAGATTGGCGGCACCCTCTTTGGCACCAGCTACTGCCTGAGTTGGCGTGTTGGTGAAATAACCGGGTTGGACAGGGGCAGTACCAGTGAACGGCCCAGCACGCTGTTTTTGCAGCGCCTGTAACTGCTCAAGGGACATCTTCTCTAGTTCCTCATCAGTGGGAATGTCTGGTGGCCCACTGGGGGTATCAACCATGGCTATTTTCCTTTGCCGCCACCAGCATCATATTGCGGTAGCGACATGACACGCTTCATTTGTTCATCAGTAGCGCCAAAGCGCCCGGCCCAATCTCTATCCTCATCCTCAGTGGTAAGTGGGTTATTCCTGATGAAGGCAGTTTCAGCCTCCTTCAACCCCGCATAGCTCTTTGGCTCCTTACTCAACCCCGGCAATGGGTTGCCCTGAGCGTCCCAGCGGACCCCCCGGTCATAATCACGTTGGACCTGAGCTATTTTTTGTATTTGCCACATAGCACGGTCAGCCAAGTCAAGGACTGCCATGTTGGCCTCTGGGGTATTTGACCGACTGATATTGCTTTGCGCAATTAACATGATTTCAGCTAAACGGACCTGCCCCAAACCTTTTAACTGTGCAGACATGTCAGCCAGGATGTTCCCTGATTTCAGCTTATCAAGTGCTTGGCTGATACTAAGCCGTTGTACAGAATCCGGATTACCAAAGAATCCAAGAATACTGTTCCACCCATACTTAATGGGTTCACCAGGCCCTTGGATTAGGCGTGGGTCATGAAGCAAATCATTAGCTAAATGCACCTTGCTTTGCAGGTTTTGCATCGTAGTGGATGCGGTTTGCAAACTCTTCATTTCATCATTGTAATTCTTAAGGTCTTCAGCAGCAGCAGTCTTGCCTGCCTCAACATTTATCTCACGTTGCACGCCCAAGCCCATCTGTTGCTCTGGGGTCATATTCCATGGGCTAGGTCCCCATCCACCGCCCCCAACAGGGACTTCAGGGGCCTGCCCAGGTTGATAGGCCAATTTGCTACCCGGTCCGGCACCAGCAGGCAAGCCAGCCGGTCCAGCATCACTCATACCAGGTGGCTTGGTAGTGAGCATATTCTGGGATTTCTGACCTGTTGTAATCTCAGACGGCGCCCCCGCTGCCTGCAATTGCTGCTGCACACCCCCTTGCCCCGGCTCAGTATATTCTGATGCTTTAGGTGTCTTTTTCTCAATTGCCCTCTTTAAGCGCTGGTCAGGGCTGAGCGTGGGGGCGTTGGGTGCCACAGTAGCTGGGGGTGCCACAGTAGCTGGGGGTGCCGTAGTGGTTCCCTTGCCGCCGGTAACTGCTGGAGCGCCTATTCTGGGCGGAATCCCTGGACGGTTAGGATCAGCCCCTAGACTGATTGGCGGCGGTGCCCCTTTTGGCTGTTGCGGCGCTTCAGAAGGTGGGGAACCACCAACTACCTCCTCAGGCACAAGCCTGCCATATTGATCAAAATGGTATGGTGCCGGTCGGGTTTGGCCACCACCCAAACCAAATTCAGCCTTTTGCGGCTCCGGCACCCACATTGGCGGCCTGCTGGGGTCACGCGGGTCATAGAAGAAGTTACCGCCCTTGCCTGGCACCGGCACAGGCATATTCTGCATACGGTACGCATTATCAAGATACTGCTGCTGTTCAGGCGTTGCCCAATCAGGCAGTGCATTGATGTATTGTTGACGGCCCACTTGTGGGCGCATAGGAACCATGTTTTGAGCGGCTCCAGCAGGTATTTGTGGGCCACCCATTGCAGGGGCTCCCCTCGGACCAGCAGCTACCTGCATTGGCGGCTGGCCAGCGGCTGCGGGTCCCCCGGCCTGTGCAGGTGCCGCAGCTTGTGGCTGGCCACCAGCTAGGGCTGAGATCATTGGATTCATGGCATCACTTGCGGTGTTCATTGGCTCACCGCTAAAGGCCATCCTAATGGGGTCAAATGGCTGATCCGTTTGACTTTGGGGGCCAACGTGTGGCCTGACCTTAAAACGACCATCAGTAGGGAAATTCTCGGGTGTGTAACCCATCTGCTCAGCGGCTGAAGAGTTAACGTCAACCCCACGGCCCGTCCAAGCAGCAGGGCCAAGGTCCGTTTGCCGCATAGTAAAAGTGCGGCCATCAGGGGTAGTCACATCAAACATCTGGCCTAAAGTGGCACGGTGAGGCAGTGCAATCCCCGGCGCTTCTTGAACAGTTTGTCCACCCGCTTGCTTTCCTTGATCAGTTTTATCACGCCAAGTATTTTGGCCTTGAAAATTGCCAAACCATGAGCCACGTACAGGAGTGCCGCCGCTGCCGTCACCCTCAGGCTGGAAACCCATGGCAACCGGGGTACCTTCAGATGGACGTTGTTGCTGCCCAGGCTGTTGTTGTCCTTGTGGGGGAGCAATGCCTGGCGGATATGGGTCCAATGAACGCCGATAGCGCTCAGATAAAATTTGTCGTTGATTAGCCGCAGCGTCTACCACACCGCCAGCCAGCGCATTAGCTATATTTGACCAGCCTTGCCAGGGGTTAGCAACCGTCTGAAACCGATGACCTTGAAGGGCTTTCACATAGTCATGCATCGCCTGAATCTGGCCAGTCGTTGCATAATTGGCAGGCATAGCGCCGCCCTGGTCAGGCAAGTCCTGCAAAGTCTTGATCGGCTGTATGCCACCCTGAGTTGGATTAGGCATTTATCTCACCATATGCCTCCGGCGCTTGAGCCAGTACCAAACCCAACAGGCCCACCGGGCGGCTGGGTAAACAACGCAGCACCCATATCCCCATACTGACTGTTGTTAGGAACTATGTTCATTGGCTGGCCGGGTTGTTGACCATACCCTGGCCGTGGACCGCCAGCCTGTGAAAGCTGCTGCAAGCGGTACTGATTTACCTGATTTTGTGCTTGGACAAGTGGGTTTACCAACGCTTTAATCATGTTACCAGCACCCCCATATGGACTGGTAACCTGAGAGGTACCTGCTGGCGTTGGTGACACGCCAAGCCCTTGGTTCTGCACCAACTGGGGGTCCTGCAAAGTGCCAATTGCCATGTTAGTTCCTTTCTAGCCGGTCAGGTGCCCTGCAAATCACAATATTAGCGGGCTCCTTGGTAGCGTAAAAATAGTCCAACTGTTCAGGGGCCGTTTTTGAGCAGGCCAGTGCTGCACGGACTTCAACCCAATCAGGGGTGAACTCAGTAATTGCCAAATAATGATCGCCAGCTAGGCACATCACATCAGCTTTGCTGTACGGTCCCAACCCAAGGAACTCATTTTCACGGCCCATTGCACTCAAAGCTAAAATTCTACCTTCAGTGATAAGATTGGGATTATAGTGGAACACACCACGGTTATTTTCACAGCGCTGCATGCCTTCTGGCAATGGTAACTCACGTGAGTTTGCCGGGAACATTTGCACAGGCCGCCTGCCGTCAATCAACCGTTGCTGCTGATACAGTAACGTCTCAGGGGCTTCCTGTATGTTCATGCCAGTGTCAATCATATTGCAGCCGCCAAAATGCTGGCCCCGCCCAATTGACCTAAGGCACCCACACCAGCTTCGCCAAGGCCAAACATGCCACTCATCATGTTATTGTATTGTTGCTGTTGCGCCTCGTACTGAGCCTGAGCCGCTTCCTGTGCTGTGCCGTAAGCCTGCATGAACGGTACGGTGCTTAGTTGCGGGGTCTGCACAAACTGACCGCCAGGCATCTGCGGCGCACCCCACTGCGCTAACTGCTGGGACATACTAAGCGGCAATTGATAGGTACCTGCTGACATTTGATAGGCTTGCGGGAAGGCTTGCGCCAGGAAGTTGCTCACAGACAGATCCTGACCGGTCATCAACGGCATCATGGCATTGTTGTAAGCCGTGCTTCCCGGCGTAAATCCCTGATTTTCCAACTGTGCCTGTTCTTGAGTCTTTTGCAGGTTAAAGAACGGCTGGAGATAGTTGACTTCGTTCCCCAGCATTCCGCTGGTTTGATTACCAGCCATCTGGGTGATGGCGCTATATGGTGATTGACCGCTGCCGTAATTGCCCGTGGCAAGAAGGTTCGGTGCTGTTGCACCAGCTTGAAGCTGGCTTAAGACGTAATTCTGTGCCGCCTGCTGTTGTGACGGTGATAAAGAAGTAGTTGCCGTATAAAGCGGTACCCCGCCCGGCCCCGTACCGGTCTGCGCATAATTCAACCCGCCCCAGATGTTTTGCTGACCCACTTCAGAGCCAGCCTGAGACCCTATATTGAAGCCCTGCTGCGCCGTACCGGCTTGCTGAGCCGGGGCTAAACCAGCATAAGGTGAGGGAGGGGGCGGGGGTGAACTACCCATGACGTTGCCCTTGTAATGCAGCAATCATTTGCATCATGTTATTTGCTTGCATTGGGTTTTGTGAAAGTTGAGACATACCAGTACCAAGCCCAGCCTGAGGCCAACTAGATTGTGCCTGACCTGGGACCTGCAAACCACCGTAACCATAGCCCATACGCTGCCGCTGCTGCATCTGCGGTACTTGATAAATGTTGGGGTTTGACAGCAATTGCGTTGAATTCGCATTGATGGCAGATGGGCTGGGTGACGGTGCTGGGATGTTAAGGTCAGCCATTATTGTGCCTTTTCAAGTGTTGGTTCCACCCGCGCTACCCGCTCAATTGCTTCCCTGAAACCTACCAGCCTGACGGCGGTGTTGCGGTTGCAATCGCGCTTGCCGTAATAGCAGCGGGCTATGCCCTCTACCCTGAAACCCAACTTGAGAAGTGATCTGGTCCAACCTTTGGCCCTCTTAGGAACCATCGCAGTGAGGCGGGCCGGGTCAAATTCCTGCAAAATGTAAACCGCCAGACACCTTATGATTCCTGGGGTCATTGTGTTCTTGCCGTAATAGGATACCTCTACATTCGCACCGTTCCAACCTTGAAATAATACCGCACCAACCAACTCACCATTGCGCACTAAGCCCACAGCGCGGTCATAACTATACCTTCTTTGGAGGTAACAGGCAAACAGCCAGTTAGCCACCAGTTCATCACTGTTAAAGAGCAATCCAGCGGTCATATAGCTCCGCCAAGCTCACTAATGCTGTTGAAGGCATTGACCTGAAATATTGGAAGGATGTCATTGACGCTGGGAACATTGCCATTGATGGTGACACGCAACCGCACCGCCATGGCATGACCCAAAGCATCCACTGACAGCCATGAAATGTAGTTCCTGTTGCCTCCGGCCCATAGCGCACTATCCCAAAGGTCAATATTCCATAATGAGCCGCCAATAATCTCACTGACAGTGGCAACTGCGGTTGACACTTCAAAGTCAGTATCAATGGCCAATGTAGGGGTGGTAGTTTGTCCTATAGTCAGCAGCGGCTGGATCATCGTCATGCGCTTGACCTTCCCCGGCTCGTCAAGCCAGTTGAAGGCGCATTGCATGTCAGCCGCTATGGGGTTCATATTATCCCCTAGCGAAATATAAGCCTGATTGATGTTGCCATTATTGTCACCGAAGTAAAGATTGTCCTGAAACAGCGCAAAAGTATTGGCGTTCCAGCCGCTAAAGCTGCACCACGCACCAGTTAAGGTATTCATGACAAACTGAACCTGCTGGATGTTTGGTGATTGCGGGATGTTCAGCAACGCCAATTGCTGGTTGGGGTAGGTAATGAATTCCCAACCAAAGTTCTGTTGATAAAGGTTTGCCGCCGCAGACATGGCATTTTGGATGCGGGCGGTGATGGCAACGGAACGGTCAGCGCTGGGATCAAACGGCAAGGCTTGTGAAATAGGAATCACACCCTGCTGGGTGATTACGGCCACATCTGAGCCAACACGGGTAAGGCAGCGCACGCCAATGGGCGGCGCTATGTCAAAGACGCCCACCAGTGACCATGCATTAGCGTTGGCGGGGTCAGTGCCAGCATAGAGGGCCACT